CCACTTACAGTATAAGTTGATCCTAGTCTAGTACCACTAGTATAGGCTGCATCAACGTTCAGTTGTGTAGATGTAGTCAAACGGTGGACTAGGTCCGCCCTCACTGGCTCTGCCAACGGGACAAGAGCTGCCATCATAAGAAAAGGAATAATTCTTTTCATGTGATTCCACATAAGTTCAGCCGTATTTATACAACTTAACCTTATATTTACCTAGGTAGTTTTTCTACCCCATATATAGTGTCTTTACTGGTCTTCTATGAATTCAAGTACGAATTCACTGAGTTTTAACTTGACTCTTGCGACTCTCTGACCATTATTTTCCCTATTAGTATCAGTTATTTGCTTCCCTTCAGATTCTTTAAAGTTTATAAAGGTTTGAGTTGCTGTTGGATTTAAGAATCCAAATCCTGGCACATTGGGTGTCTCATTTTCCAAAGCCATTGTACCACCTTGGTATCCTGTAGCTGTTAGTATCACTGGATCTGTTCCTACCTCAGCACGCCATATACATCTTAGGTCTAACTCTATTTCATTGTTAGTTAAACCGCCAGGTATTTGTCTTAGTGCATCAACATCAATGTATATTCCTTCATAACCTGCTGTGTCTTCTGAGTTATCATTACCCCATTTCATATATGTAATATTACCTGCACCATTCGTTATAGCAGTGCCTGGAGATCTATTGAATCCACATTCACCAGAAAGGTTGGGAGATATAAACGAAGTAATAATATCCAAGTCTTTACCATCCGTCCAATTAAAATAAAGGACGATATAGTTACAGTAAAATACTGCTGGGTCAAATATTGCCCCTCTTGATTTACCTAGACCAAAAGCTAACGGTGACATGATTTAAGTTACAATATTGAGGGTTCCAATCATTCCAGCATGTGCTGTGCATTGATAGACAAGGTTATTTGGTGCATCAAATGGTACATTAAATACCTGAATTCCTTGATTAGAACCACTTAGATATGTTGAACCATATCCTGTTCCACCATTTGAATATCTAATTGCAAATGGATGTGAAGCACCTGTAGAGTTTTCAAAAAGATATGTCATACCCCTATGTAGATAGAGGGTAGGATTATCTACCGTATTTGTTAGACCAGGCCCAGCGAATCTATATCCAGACGATCCATTGGAAGTAATGTAGTACCTAGTTGCGAAGTTTCTATCACTACCATCACCAACTACGTAGTTAGTGTATGTGTAGCCACTTGCATCTATGCGAAGTCTCTCATTGGATCCGCCTGTATTAAATTTAATAAGGGTAGGACTTTGTACAGTTGGGTCGCCAGAGGCTCCAATTACATTAACTTCCTTTACACCAAAACTCTTATCAGCCATGAGAACTTTTTAGTTATTTATTAGGTACGAATAAATTGCACACCGTTAGCAGTAAGACCACCACTAGTGCCAAATTTTTTGTTATCCTTTTCATTGCCAGTTAATTTATCCCAGAGGACATAACCGAGACTTCCTTGCATATTATTAGTATCTGTCCAAGTTGCGTCTGTGGCAGTAGTTGATTCAGTACCATAATAGAAGTGAGTTGTACTTGCAGAACCACATTGAGCAAACCAGTTTTTAAGATCAAGAGCAGTCCAATCTCTATTATATTCTAGTTTGGTTGCCATGATTCCAACTGCAATAGGAGTAGCAGAACTAGTACCACTAAACAGTCTATCCTCAGATGTAATTGAGGGTGACCCATCAATCATGTAGACTGAATCATTACGATCATATCTTGTACCACTTCTATCATCAGATGCTGACAGTGATGCATCAGCTGTAGCCCAACAATCTATTGCGTTCCCCATATTACTATAACCAACTTTCTGCTCTTGGTTTGTAGAGCTGTTATATTCATCATCTAATGCACCAACAGCAATAGTTTTATATTCAATACCACTTCCACCTGTATAGATTCCTATTTGTGGTGGGAAGCCAGGTCTATTGTGTGTATTGTATGTGTTGTGGTTGAAACTACTGTAAGGACTTGCATCTTGAGCCTCTGCATCTGCTAGGTCTGCTCCCATGGCTGATGCATGATAGTTATTGTAGTCTGGATGACTTCCTATTACTACTTTTTGATCATGATTGCCACCAGCAGCGACAAATATAACACCAGATTCTATTAGTTCATAACCTGCACCAAGTATAGAATGGCCAGGTGTATATTCCATAACACGTTGGGCCCAATTCCAGTAACTACCCATAAAGGTTCCAGTCTTTGATGAGAATGTTACTCCAATACCTCCACTTACACCTTGTCGGAAATAATAATATCCACTACTCGATGGTGTGTCTCTTAGTCCCCAACTGTTACTTGATATTGTGGGATCCTGAGTACCATACTTGGGATTGACTGGTTTGCATTGATGAAATACTTTCTGTAGATCGAAACCAATCTCCCATAGAGGACTCCATGAACCATAGAGATTTAAGAACCACTTGTTTGAATTATATGCCCACCCATAGTTTCTTCCATAAACCTGTGATGCACAAGGAGTTCCGTGATATCCAGTACCAGTTTTATATGCACTATTACTTCCATTACTATTTGCTCTGGTATAGTTGGCAGATATGCCTGTTATAGTACCAAAGTCATAGACTCCTGTTGCAGTACCACCATTGCCAGGACTTACAAACTTGGGAGATCTATTAGCCAAGTTGTTAGATGACCACCAACTTCTTGCCCATCCTTCATCAGGTACGATAGTTTTATCCCAACGTGTAGTTAGATATGTAGATGGATTAGAATTAAAGAAATCAGGATCAAGATAGTATGGAGCATCAAGAATAAGATCAAGTAAATCACAACAACCTACGGTATTGGATATACCTTTATTACTTAATACATTACCACCAATATAATTCTGAGGTACATCATCAGCAGTAATAGATGTTGTTACTCCAAGATGATTTTGAAATTCTATGTGTCCAAACCACATGTCTTGGTCACATACAATACAATCAACATCCTTTCCAGTACCATATTGTTTTGGATTTACTTCAAATATATCAGGGGCACTATTACCATCAGGAGTTGGGTTCCAAGGATCAAGGTACTGAGAATGACGCAACAATTGTGAAGTGCATCTATTGAAGTTCTCTGCATTATTATTTAAAATATCACTCGCATCTCTTTGATGTCTTACTGTATCATTGTATCTTCGTTCTTTGGCAATTTCTATTGGATGAGAGTATGTAAATTCATCAGGGTTATCTTGATATGTGCCAGGATAGGCAGCAGTATTGATATTAACGTACTCTACTTTTGGATGTTTCTTTAGTTCTGATGCTTCTGCATCGTTTAGTAGATACCTTCCTCTAACAGGACTATGCAAACAATCATCAGGACAATCTACTTTTTGATTGGGGATGTTGTCTTCTAGAGTACCATCCTTTGTGAGGATCTCATGGACATATACCCAATCATCTTTTGAATGACATCCTATGATGTATTCTTTCTTATCAGATGCGCCAGTTGGTTCTTTTGGTGCTGTTGCTTTGATCTTTTCAAACTCTTCTTTTCTGGCATTTAAGATTGCATCAGTACTCATTAGATAAGACCTCCTCTAACAAATCGATATGTAGTAACTCCAGTTACTCCTGTTTCAGGAGTAAGAACTAGTCTCAATTCTCCACTAGTAATTGTGGCACCGATTGAAACTATTAGATCAGACTGGTATATAATTGCAAATTCATTTGAGTATGCAGTAGTTCCGTTGTTCATAACCAGAACTTTTTCTGATTGTATATCACTTCCATTTTCAATATGAACGTGATACTCAGCTGATTTTATAGGGTTATTAGCAAGAGTTATTGCATCTACTGTCTGACCAATACCTGCAATGGCAGTCCATGATCCTTCTCCTACATCCTTACCATATACTGCACCAACTTGGAATTTTGTTAGTGGATTTGTGGTCCCAATACCAACGTTGGATGTTGTAACAATACCAGCAGAGGTTGTTGTCCAAAGACTTGATCCTCCTCCACCACCTCCAGTGTCATCTGTGCCAGGAGCCCATTCTGCACCAGTCCATTTAAGAACATTGCCAGGGTTAGGAGTTGCAGCATTTACATTGGATAGATTTCCAAGAGACTGACCTGTAATGTTTGTAAGGTATCCACCAGAAGCATGATTACCCCAACCATATGCAGTATCCCATTGTGATATGTCAAGAGAAGTTATTGTTGCTGCAGCACCAGTAAATGAACTACCAGTGATGTCAATCTTTGCAACACCAGATGTTACTGTTGCAGTTACTCCAGCACCAACAAAGTTAATGGTTGATGCAGTTGCTACACTACTACCTTCTTCTTGAATTGTAACGACAGAAGGTGCAGAAGTACCAGTTACAGTAACTACACCAGCAGATGCAGGTGATACTGCTAAGTTTGCACCGAAGTCTATTGTTCCAGCGGTTCCAACCGTACTACCACCATCCTTTACGACTACTCCTGTACCAGAAGCAGTTACTCCTGTTAGTCCTGAACCATCTCCAACGAAACTCGATGCAGTTACAATACCAGATGCATTAACACCTGCAACAGTTATGAATGGTGATCCAGTTAATCCTTGTGCAACGGTTGCTATACCTGCGGTGTTGGCATATCCACTGTTACTTCCTCCACCTACACCAGTTAGGTTTGATCCATCACCGTGGAAGGCTGTAGCAGTTATAACACCTACTCTATAGTGTTCTGTTCCTGTTCCAACTGTGTTATCAAGTTCGTGATTGACTAACTTAACCCAGTTACCTGCATGTGCGAAGTATGCTTTCTCTGTCTCATGTACATGTGCAAACTGACCATGTAATGTGTTAGCACCAGCAGTTACAAGATCATTATATGTTGACCAGAGGAATGGTAGTCTGTTATCTGTTGCAACACCATCCATTCTACCGTCAAGGTTTATATTACCTGTGACATTTAATGCGCCTGGACCAGCAGTGGTAGTACCAATACCAACACTACCCATTGTATGGATACCACTATTATTAACTCTCCAAATACTATCAGTTGATGGTAAGTTGGTTATTAAACTACCATCACCTGAAAGGAATGATGCAGTTAGGATACCTGTAGTTTGGTAGTTACCATACTGGTCTTGGTGTATGATTTGTCTCCAACCATCGTAACCACCCATTGTGGTTCCAGTTGAAACGTATGCCCTCTTAGTGTTATTTGCATAAGCAAACATACCTCTGTAAGATACAGCCGTAGGCATATCACCAGTTGCGTCAAAGTCGAAACGCATTTTACTTCCTTGGCCAGGGAAGGTTACAATACCAATTGCAGAATTGATATTGTCAATAGTAATAGAAGGAGTTCCTGTTAAATTCTGTGCAACACTAGAAATTCCTGATGTAGTTGCGTATCCAGATAGTGTTGATACTCCAGAGATAGGAGTGTAACTTGATACTCCAGAAGTAGATGAATAGACTGCGTTACCTGCTTCTGTTGCAACTCCAGATGCAGCTGCGTATGTTACAATTCCTGCCGTGGTAGCGTAGGTTGCAATCCCTGATGTTCCAGCATAGGTTGCAACACCTGTAAGAGTTGCATAGTCAGCTCTAGTTGCTACTCCAGCTAAGACTGCTGTTGATGATATACCTGCTACTGTTGCATAGGAAACGTAATCTACTCCATATATGTCAACGTTTCCACCGAATACTGTTCCAACTTCTATTCTATCTGTGAAGTTAATACTTTGTGCAACACCAATCAGAGTTCCATT